AGATGGTTCTTCGAAAGATGAAGTGGGTGTGATTGCGGAAGAACTATATGAAGTTTTACCTGATCTAGTCGAATGCAAAGACGGTAAACCTGATGCAGTGAAATATACAAAAATGACGATGTATCTCTTAGAAGCCTTGAAAAAACAAAATCAAGAAATACAATTATTAAAGGAAAAATTAAATGGCTAGTACCTATTCAAGTAGTTTAAAATTAGAGTTAATGGAGACAGGGGCAAATGCCAATACCTGGGGAAACAACACTAATACCAATTTACAAACAGTCGATGCTTTTACAGCAGGGTTTTTATCAAAAGATGTTGGTGGTTCGGCTAATGTCACTCTAACAACAAACAATGCAGATCCGACTGCGGAAGCTTCTAATAAAGTTTTAGATTTAAATGGAACACTAACGGCAAACATTCATGTTTTTATCCCTGCGGTAGAAAATAATTATATAGTTTATAATAATACCTCAGGATCTTTTTCCGTTACTATTGCGGCGACAGGGCATGCTGCCAACGGTATTGCAGTAACACAAGGAGAATACGCTTATTTATATTGTGATGGTTCTGCTAACTATAATGTAAAAAATTCTCTATCTCGTTTATCAGGTGACGTCACAATTGGTGGCACAATTACGGAAGAGTCAAGCATTGCCTTAAAAGAGAATATTAGACCTTTAGAAAACCTAAATGGCATCTATTCCATTAACGCTGTAAAATATGACAAAATTGATGGTTCTCAAAAAGATGAAACAGGATTCATAGCAGAAGAAGTCTATAAATATGTCCCTGAATTAGTTCAATTAAAAGATGGCAAGCCTGAAGCTGTAAAATACACTAAGATGACAGCCTATCTTTTAGAAGCTATTAAAGAATTGAAAAAAGAAATAGAAATGTTAAAAAGGAGTAAGTAAATAACATGGCAAATTTAGTATCATCAACTCTTACAGGAAATCTTACAGTCACTGCAAATGTAAGTGCTGCAAATTATACTGGAAATGGAGCGGCACTAACAGGAATAGCTTCTTTTGCTTCTGGAACAAAAATGGTTTTTTACCAAGCATCGGCTCCTACAGGGTGGACACAAGATACAGCTACAGCGTTATCCAACACTGTCATGTCAATCGTGACAGGAACAGGTGGTGGTACAGGTGGTTCAACATCTTACTTCTCCTCATTCTTAGCTACAACTAATAAATCAGGAACAGACACTGCTCCTGTTACAGGTTCTGTTGCAGGTACAGTAGGGGGACACACTTTATCAACACCAGAGATAGCATCGCACACCCATAGCTTTAAATATACGCAAAACAACCCTCAGCAGTTTAGTTATTTCACGCCCAAATTTCAACAGGCTAATCCAGGGTTTATCACGACTCCTAGTTCTATAAACTTTGAGGGTGGTAGTGGATCGCACGCTCACCCCTTTAGTGGAAGTTTATCATCTGCAACAGCAGATGTTTCTGTGACTGTCCCTGCGGCGAACGTTAAATACGCAAACGTTATTGTCGCTACAAAAGATTAATGCCTATATTTGATCCAGACGGAAAATGTCCGTTATTGCAGAAAAAATGTATTAAGCACCAATGTCTTTGGTATAATATGCTTCAAGGAAAACATCCTCAAACAGGTTTAGATGTTCAAGAATGGGGATGTTCTATTGCTTGGCTACCCTTACTTTTAGTAGAGAATTCAGCAAAAATGACAGGCGTACAGGCAGCGACAGAATCTTTTCGAAATGAAATGGTTAAAGGTCAAAATGTCATGAATAATATTTTAGCTGCCAATCCTCAAACAAGGAAAGAGATAAAAACAATTAGTAGTTTATTTGGAAAAATAGGAGATCATCAAAAAGCTTTAGAAGAAAACAACCCTGATGTAGAGGATGAAATTATTAGACAATTAAGCAATAATAAGGTAAAAACAAAGAAAGGAAAAAAAGATGGCAATAACAGTAAATAACACAACCGCTAATCAAAGAATTACTATTGTTTTTGATGCTGCTGTAAATTCAACTAATCAAGATGATGGTCCAAGATTTGGTACAGGAAATACAGAGTCAGATATTTTGATAGATAACAAAGCTTATCCTAACATTCGATCTCACACAGAGATTGATGCAAATGTTCATGCTTTACAATGGAATGCTACAACTAATACTGGTGAACTAGAATATATTGATAATAGAGATAATGAGTCTTTATCTTCTTTCCCTCAGTGGGCATCTAATGTTGTTATAAGATGTGAGGCTCAAGATGTTTGGCAATCATCTTTTAATGCGAATGTAGCTGAACAACTTACAGTTTGGCAAAATGCAAACCCTGAAGCAAATACAGAAACTTTCTCTGCAAACACTTCACAGGCCACAACTGTGGCTGATACAGAAAGAACTAATTATCTTTCTGCACACGGTATTACTTACTAAGTAATTTTGTGTATAAATAAAAAATGAAAGAATATATTTTAGAAGTCAAAAAAATAGTACCTCAAACTTTTTGTAAAAAAATTATTTCTTATTTTGATAATAACTATATAGATGCTGAAACTGTTGGGACTGGTGTAAATAAAGACGTTAGAAATTGTGTAACTCGATCTTTGTTAGAAACTAAATCTTTTGGAGAAAAAATTTGTTTAAATGCAATCAAAGAAAAAATATTTCATTGCGTAGATCATTACAAAAAGAAACATGATATACGTATTAATAAAATATCTCAATTAGACCTTCTTAAATATGATGCAAATGAATTTAAAGCAGGCTATGACTTTCATCAAGATTTTGGCAGTAAAGTTACAGAAAGACATTTATCTATTTCTATTTGTTTAAACAATGAATATGAAGGTGGAGAATTTGTTTTTGATATTCCAGAAGGACATTATACAATTCCACAAAATGTAGGTGATGCGGTTATTTTTCCGTCAAATTTTATGTTTCCTCATCAAGTTAACAAAATTACAAAAGGAACACGATATGCTTTGATAGGGTGGGTGATATAATGGAACCAATTTTTATAAAAGAATTTTTACCAAAACAAATTTTAAATTTAGTTTATTCGTACTCGATTATAAAATTTTCTAATCAAAAAATATTTAATATTGATTCTCAAACAAATTCTTTAGTAAGTGAACATGGTGATTATTTAATGGAAACTTTAATGGACATGAGCACTCCCATTATTGAACAAAATGTTGGAAAAAAATTATGGCCCACTTATTCTTTTTTTAGAATTTACGATAAAGGTTCTGATTTAAGAATACACACAGATAGGCCTTCTTGTGAATATACAGTTGCTCTTTGTTTAGGGGCAGATCCTATTGATCAACCCTATGAAATATTTGTTGGAGAGGAAGATGAATCTTCTGATTATAAATATTACAGTGCCGAAGGAGAATATAAAAGATATCGAATTGATCATAAGTTTCCTATGGTTCCTAATAATGCAGTAATCTTTAAAGGAATGGATAAAATTCATTGGAGAGAAATATGTCACCATGATCATTTTATGACGGTGTTCTTACACTATGTAGACCAAGAAGGACCATACAAAGAATATAAGTTTGACAAAAGACAGATGATTGGAGAAAAAAAATGATTAAACCAGAAGAACTGAAAGATAAGAATTATAAAATATTCTTAGGAATGCCTATGTACGGTGGAATGTTAACCGAGAATACCATGCATGGATTACTTCAACTACAACAATGGTCCATGGCCCGTGGTGTAGGATTACGAATGCAATCCATGGGTAATGAAAGTTTAATTACTCGTGCTCGTAACACGGTGGTTTCTATGATGATGGATGCTACAGACTATGTAGCAACACACTTATTATTTATTGATTCGGATATTGGTTTTGAAGCTAAAAATATAGAACGTATGCTTTGTTTTGATAAAGATGTTGTTTGTGGCATTTACCCAAGAAAACATGTTCATTTTGAAAAAATACCTCAAATATTAAAAGATAATCCTAATGCAACTCCTGAAGAATTAGAAGTTAAATCATTAGGCTATAATCTTAATTTTGATGACCCCATGAATGTTAAAATGGAAAATGGTTTTTGTAAAGTACAAGAAGCAGCGACAGGGATGATGCTCGTTAAAAGAGAAGTTTTTCGCACTATGATGAAAAAGTTTCCTGAGCGTAAATATGAATCTGATCAAATTATTAATGGTAAGTCTTTTAAATCTGATAATTGTTATGACTTATTCTGTGCTGGTATCTACGAAACAAGTCCAGGGAAGAAAAGATATCTCTCCGAAGATTATTACTTCTCTCGATTATGGTTAGAATGTGGTGGCGATATCTGGGCAGATATAGCCATGCCTTTGACTCACTTTGGAAATAGAGCTTTCAAAGGTCATGTTGGTTCTTTATTTCAAAAAAAATAAATGAATTATAATATTTACCCTGTCGATTGGTTTCCTATAAATGTTTTCCATACTAAAGTTGATGATGAAATCTGTGATAAATTAATAGAAAAAGTTATGATAGATAAAGACACTTGGAAAAAAGGGTTAAAAAATGTTCACGCTAAAACCACTGGTTGGAATTGTTTGGGCAAATATAAAGAACTAGATGAAATTAATTTTTTAATCACTCAAACGTTATTGCCAAAAATAGGAGAAAGTAAAAATTGGAAATATAATAATTGGAGTACAAGGGAGGCTTGGATAAATTTTTACGAAAAAGGAGATTTTGCTCAAATTCACTGTCATGGTGGTTCTGATTTTTGTGCTGTTTTAATATTAAAACCGGGAGAAGGAAATCTATTATTTCATCGAAGGCAACATATTGAAAGCGAATCTAGACCATTTGAGCAAGTTACTGATGAAAGAATTAACGAAAAAAAAGGAACCTTAATCTTTTTTCCAAGTTATTTATATCATTCTGTGACAGAATCTAAGTCTGATAGAATATCAGTTGCTTTTAATTTTACTAATGAAGCTTTTGAATAGCTTTTAATTTTGGTAAATTGTAGTATATTGACGTCATGCCACTGACTAATTTTACAATAAAACCAGGCATTAATAAAGAAGTCACAGATTATACGGGTCAAGGACAATGGGTTGACTCCGATAATGTACGCTTTTTTAATGGCCTCCCTCAAAAAATCAAAGGTTGGGACAAGTTTGTTGATACCACTATTGTGGGTGTGGTACGAGATCAACATGCTTGGATTGCGTTAGATGGCACGAGGTACGATGCTTTTGGCACTGATCGAAAATTATATGTTTATGAAGAAGGGTTAGTTTTTGATATTACTCCTATCAGAGCAACCGAAGCTTTAACCGATCCTTTCACTACTAATGGCACAGCCACTGTTTTAGTGACAGATTCAGGACATGGCTGTCAACAAGGTTCTTTTGTGACCTTTGATTCTTTCTCCACGATTGACGGACTTGATATGAATCAAGAATTTGAAGTGACTTCCGTTGTCAATACGTCAGCTTATACCGTCACTCATACATCAACTGCTAGTGGTTCAACCGCAGGGGGTGGTGGGACAGGTAATGCAGAATATCAAATTAATCCTGGCCCTAGCTTCTCGACTTCAGCTTATGGTTGGGGAACCGATGGCTATGGTTTAGGTGGTTGGGGGGAACCTTCCACCGTATCTAATGTAACCTTAGAAGCAAGACAATGGTCACTCGATAACTTTGGTGAAGACTTGATTGCGACTCAACTTAATGGAGGCACTTATCGTTGGGATACCTCTGCTGGCACTGCAACAAGAGCTGCGATTGTAGCGAACGCTCCGACAACTTCACGACTTAGTTTAGTTTCTTCTCCTGATCGACATTTAATTTTATTTGGAACAGAAACCATCATAGGTGATCCTGCAAAACAAGATGATTTATTTCTTCGATTCTCGGATCAAGAAGATATTAACAACTATACTCCCACCGCAGAAAATACCGCAGGTTCACTTCGAATTGCCGACGGATCACGGATCGTGGCTGCTGAACGCTCAAGAGGTCAAACGCTAGTTTGGACAGATACTTCTCTTCACTCTTTACAGTTTATTGGACCACCCTTTACTTTTGGTCTACGACAACTCGGTCAGAACTGTGGAATTATTGGTCAGCATGCAGGCATTGATTTAAATGGTAATAGCTTTTGGATGTCACAAGATTCTTTCTATTTGTTTGATGGTTCGGTAAAAAAACTACCCTGTACCGTGGAACAATTTGTCTTTAATAATTTGAATCAAACCGCTTCGGAGAATGCTTTTGCAGGGCACAATGGTGAATTTAATGAAATTCTTTGGTTTTACGCTAGAACAGGCTCGGATCAAATCAATGCAATTGTTGCTTATAATTATGTCGAAGGGACTTGGTGGACAGGAACCTTAGCTCGTACATCTTGGATTGATCGAGAGACATATGATAATCCTATTGGCACACAATACTTAGCTAACACAACTGCCAACAATGAAACAATTTTAGGACTAACCACAGGTGCAACACAAATTTATCTCCACGAACAAGGAAATGATGCTGATGGTGAAGCAATGGATGCATACTTAAAATCAGGTGCTGTTCAAATAGGACAAGGAGATGATTTCTCTTTTGTCTCTAAATTAATTCCCGATATACAAAATCAAAGTGGTACACTCAATTTAGACTTTGAATTTTTACGATACCCTAATGATGCGAATGCCGTGACCAAATCCACTAGCTTTACATCAGGAACAGAAAAAGTAGACTTACGAGGAAGAGGAAGACAGTTCACAGCAAATATTGTCTCTAATACAACAGGCACTGCTTGGAGATTAGGCACAATGCGTTTTGACATACAACCAGACGGTAGAAGATAATTATTAATGATACTTATTGAACAAGACTTATTTAATAAAAATATTTGTGAATCTTTAATAAAACTAGCAGTAGAAAATGAAGAAAAAGCCACACCTTTTAGAGACATAAAAGTAATTAATTTAATAGATATTGATCCAATCTTTACAAAAAAAATAATTAATTATTTTACAAATTTTTTAGGTAAAAGAGGAATTACTGCATACCCAGAAAAAATTGAAATTACAATTTGGGAAATAAATTCTAAACACGACATGCATTTTGATACAGCTAGAGAGTCTACTAATCTAACATCAATTACTTATCTTAATGAAGATTATTTAGGAGGGGAAACTATATTTGAAAATGGTATCATAGTTAAACCAGAAATAGGAAAAACTGTTTTTTTTGATGGAAAAAAATATCTACACGGTGTTAGCCCTATTACAAATGGAAAAAGGTACGTGTTACCTATCTGGTATACTTCTAATTTAGATGAGGTTATTATTTAATATTTAAATGGCAGAAGATAATTTTATTATTAACGAGCATTTAAAATTTAAAAATAATTTTTTAGATAAAAATTTAATAGAATGTATTTATTCTAAAGTAAATAGCCCTGCTTGCCTTTGGCATAAGCAATACTCTTCTCCAGAAAAAAAAGATAATTTCTTTTGGTATTTACCATTAAAAGAAGAAAATATTATAGATAACATGTTTGTGGAGGAGGTAAAAATGTTAGAAGAAAAAGTTGAGAAAAAAATAATAAGGATTTATGTTAATGGTCAGTCTATGAATCAACAAGGAAGTTTTCATTACGATGACGGAGAAGAAACCATTTTAATAGGATTAACTAAAGAAATGACACCTACTCTTGGAGGGGCTACAGAGTTTCTCGCTGAAAATGATACATCTCATTTAATTTATCCAATTTACAACAGAGCTATATTTTTTAATGCAAAATTAACACATAGGGCTTCATCTTCTAGCTACCCTTTTAGACTAACTTTAGCTTTAAAAACTATTAAAGCTATTTAA